ATACAGAAAGATGAGGTGGCTTAAATGGCAACAACAAATATAGTAGATAAAGATGGTAATACTATTGCAGCATCAGACGCAACAGTGCCATCAGACAGACATTTCAGAAATGCTTGGACATTATCTGGTAAAACAATAACAGAAGACCTAGCTGAATCTAAAAAAATTTTTCAAGATAAGATTAGAGAAGTTAGAACTCCGTTATTAGCAGAAGAAGATGTCGTGTATATGAAAGCATTAGAAGCTGGAGATAGTTCTGCACAAGCAGCTAGTGTTACAAAAAAGAAAGCTCTTAGAGATGCACCTGCTGCAAAGGCAATATCAGATGCAGACACTATTGCAAAGCTCAAGGCTGCTTGGGATACAAGCACATTAGGTGACAGTCCATACGCATAGGAGTAAAGCATGGCTCTAACAAAAGTAAGAACTGGAGGTATTACAGCAGACGCTGTAGACAATACTATATTAAAGTTAGATGATAACTTTGCATTTAGTGGAACTGTTACTGGAGCTACAGACCTAGTAAAAATTTTTCATAACACTTGGAGTTCTGACGTAGGACAAGTTTTAGCAAATAATATTGTCACTACTGATTATTTACATTATAAAATTTTTATGAGAGTTCAGCCTGATGCAAATAGTGTTGTTACTACATACTTAACAAGTGGTGGTGATAGTCCATCAGATGCAGTTAACATGGCAGTATATCAAGGTGAATATGGTCTTAGAGCTGCAAGTAGTTCTATAATTTCTACTTCTCTAAATGGGTCTAATGCTTACGCAACCTTTCCAACTAATAATAATATTTATGCCAATGCAAATTGTTATGCTGAAATTGAAATTTTCAATGTAAGAAGTGGTGGAGTATCAGGAGTAACTAATGTTGCAGCAGCACGACAAAGAGGATTTAGATTCTTTAGTACACAACAAAGTGTCAATGCTTCTGACAATCATTTTCAACATGGTGGTGGACAGTTTTGGAACTCTACATCTTCAGATAATCCAACTATTACTGGATTTAAATTTGCACCTCATACTGGAAATTGGGCAGAAGGAGAAATATCAATTTATGGATTTAGGGTATAAATAGGAAATTAAAATGACAAGATTTAAATTAGTTAATGGCACAAGAATACAGTTTACAGCAGAAGAAGAAAAAATAAAAGATGCTCAAGAAAAAGCATGGACAGATGCTGCCCCTGCTAGACGTATGGCAGAACTTCGCAAACAGAGAAATGCACTATTAGTTGAAACAGATTACATGGGTAATTCAGATGTAAATATGAGTGATGCTTGGAAAACATACAGACAAGCACTTAGAGATATAACAAGTCAAACACCTAGTGATGATTTCTTGAGTAACATTACATTCCCAAAGAAACCAACGGAGTAAAAAATGCCATACATAGGTCGTTCAGAAAATTTTGGTGTAAGAAGTAGGTTTCAGTATCAAGCCACCGCTTCACAAACGAGCTTTAGTGGATCAGATGCCAACTCACTATCACTAAGTTACACTGATAGTCTGTACATGGATGTATATCAAAATGGTATTTTGTTAGTG